GTGTCACTCATCCAATTCTTAGCGAAGCGGTAATCAGGTTTGTATCACAGGCCATGATGGAAATATTTCCAAACAACGGTCCAGTCAGAACAACCGTTATCGGCAACAAGACAGACGAGCGAGACGAACAGGCCCGTAGAGTTCAGGACTACATGAACTATCTCCTGACCGAAGAGATGGAAGAGTACCGCCCGTCAACTGAACAATTACTATTTAAGACCGCACTTGCTGGCTCAGGTTTTAGAAAAGTTTACTACGACCCTCACCACAATCGACCAGAGAGTGTGTTCGTTCCTGCTGAAGACTTTGTCGTCAGCTATGATACAACGGATATTAAATCATCCCCACGTTACACACACGTTATGCGGAAGTCTGATAACTTTGTTAGGCGGCTTCAGTTGAATGGGTTCTACCGTGATATTGATTTAGGAGATATATCTGATGAAGCCGACAGCGTTAAAACCAAATACGATGAACTCACAGGTGTCACAGAAGTCTCAGAGTCAGACATCAGAACACTCCTTGAAGTCTTCGTTGAACTCGACTTGCCCGGATTTGAAGACGAAAGAGACGGAGAGCCAACAGGACTCCAACTCCCCTACGTTGTCACCATTGACCAATCTAGCGGAACCGTCTTATCGGTTCGCCGTAATTATGAAGAAGGTGATGAACTAGCTGAACCCCTTCAGCACTTTGTTCACTACAAGTTTCAGCCCGGTCTTGGGTTCTACGGCTTCGGTCTCATCCATCTTATTGGAAGCATAGCAAAGTCATCAACCAGCATCCTTCGACAACTGATTGACGCTGGCACATTGGCTAACCTTCCTGCTGGTTTTAAAGCAAGAGGACTTAGGATTAAAGGAGATGACAAGCCGATTGAACCCGGAGAGTTTAGAGATATAGACCTGCCAGGCGGTGCAATCCGCGATAACATCTTACCCTTACCATTCAAGGAGCCTTCTCCCACGCTCTCTCAGTTGATGGGAGTTCTGGTCGAAGAAGGTAGAAGGATTGCTTCGATAGCAGACTTACAGATTGGTGATGGCAATCAAGAAGCACCAGTCGGCACAACCATAGCTTTGATTGAACGGTCAATGAAAGTTATGAGTGCAGTACACGCAAGGCTTCACAACAGTCTTCGCCGTGAGTTCAAACTACTGGCTAATATAATAAAGGATACACTACCAGCGTATCCATATGATGTTGGGGCAGATTCGTTAATTGCGAGGTCAGACTTTGACGACCGAGTTGATATCATACCTGTCTCTGACCCCAACGCCACATCGTTTGCCCAGCGGATTATGCAGCAGCAAGCCGCGTTGCAAACAGCACAGGCTGCGCCCCAACTATACGATTTGAGAAAACTCCATAGGTCTTTTCTCAACACTGTTGGCGTAGACGGTGTGGACGAAATTATCCCTGACCCTACGAACATATCTCCTTATGACCCCGTCTCTGAGAACGCTCGTATAATGTCAGGTGCGCCTGTCAAGGTATTCTCTTATCAGGACCATGACAGCCACATATCTGCCCATATGTCTTTGATGCAAGACCCAAGCATCAAACAGAACCCGATGGCGCAGATGATTACTCAGGGGATATCGGCTCACATATCAGAACATATGGCACATAAATATCGCAACGAAGCCGAACAGCTTATGGGTACTCAGCTTCCACCTCTGTCAACTGAGAATGATAAAGGGCTTTCAGAAGAAGAAGAGAGTCAACTGTCCTCTATGGCAGCGCAAGCAGCCGCTCAGATTACTGGAAAAGCGCAGCAGCAAGCTGTACTTGAACAGCAGATGGCGGCAGCACAAGACCCAGTTGTCCAGCAGCAGCAAGCTGAGATACAGGTCAAACAAGCAAAGGTGCAGCAAGAGGCTCAAGAGGCACAGCTTGATGCGAATGTCGAGATGCAAAAAGCTACTATGCGTCAGCAGCTTGAGAGAGAACGATTGAAACAACAGCGTGAGATAGCCGAAATGAAAGTTCAGGCCGACCTAGTTAAGTCGAGCCGTTAATTTAATTAGGCACTGACCAGTAAACACATGTTATATTTACACTAGGAGTTTTCCCTTGAGCGAACATAGCGTTCATGCTTTCACCAGAGTACACCGTGAAACAATAAGAACTTACATGAATGAATTAACTGATAACCTAGCACTTGGGTCTGCAAAGACCTTTGAGGATTATCAGCGAACTGTCGGTCAGATTGAAGGTCTGGCGATAGCAGAGCGAGAGCTTCTAAATCTACTATCGAAATCCTCTGACGAGGATTAACGGCGTAGCTTGACCGCCCCTTAAATAAGCTAATGAGGTAATAAATGTCGTCCGTATACAGTACGGGCGCGGTTGTCGTGCCTGACAACCCGCCAAAACCTATGGGATATCACGTTCTTATTGTGATGCCCAAGGTAGAAGAAAAAACGATAGGTGGTGTAATACTGCCGTCAGAAGTCAAAAGTCGTGAAGACGTTGCTTCGATTGTTGGAAAAGTAATATCCGTGGGCGCTACTGCGTACCCTGAAACGGATTCTAGGTTTGCCGCTGGACCTTGGTGTCAAGAGGGAGACTGGGTGATGGTGAGTAAATACTCAGGTCACCGCTTCGACTATGATGGTATTGAAATGCGCCTTATGAATGATGACGCAATTCTAGCTGTTGTAGATGACCCAACGAAAGTGTCGAGGGCAACAGCATGAGCGAAGAAGATATTAAAGAAGACGAGCTTGAGATTGAACTTGAGGAAGCTGAAGAAGGAGCTCCAAAGGTTGAGGAACAGGTTCAAGATGACGATGCGGGAGATGCTGTTGAAGCAGCCGAAGATACATCCTCTCCCAAGAAGTCATCTAAGTTTCAAAAACGTATTGATGATTTAGTTCATAAACAAAAGGAAGCTGAACGTCAGCGTGATGAGTATTACAAAGTAGCCCAGAGGGTAATGGATGAGAACAACTCCTTGCGAACCACCGCAAAGGAATTCTCAAACACCTCTGTGTCAGAGATGGAAGCAAGAATTACTTCTGACATTGACAAGGCAACGTCTGATTTTAAGAAGGCTTACGAAGAAGGTGAAGCGGATAAGTTGGTTGAAGCCCAGAAGAGGCTTATCCAAGCAAGCTCACAGACAGGTAAGCTGGATAACTTAAAACAACAGGCCGCGCCCGAATACTATGAACCTCATGCGCCTATTGCCCCGCCACCAGATACAAAAGCTGTTGACTGGGCAAGACAAAATCCTTGGTTTGAACGTGACCGCGTAATGACAAATGCAGCATACGCAATTCACGATGAAGTTGTTAGCACGGGAGTGGAGATTTCCAGCGACCGTTACTTCGACTTGATTAACCAAAGGATGCGTGAAGAATTTCCACACAAGTTTACTGGTTCGGTGCAGGACACATCAGACCAACCCCGTAAAGGGACCGCAACCTCTGTGGTTACGCCGGGTGGCAATCAAACAGGCCGCTCAAAGAAAGTCCGACTATCACCTTCACAGGTGGCCGTAGCTAAACGCTTGGGTGTTCCTCTTGAGGAATATGCAAAGCAGTTTGTTGCGCTTGAAAATTAGGAGACATAACGATGTCTGATACAGCAAAAGCATCTCGTACCCCCCGTTCTGTTGAGAAGCGTGAACAGGAGCTACGCACCCAAGATTGGACTCCACCAAACATGTTGCCCGACCCTCTTCCGAGGGAAGGTTTCATATTCAAGTGGGTTCGCATTTCAACTCAAGGCCAAGACGACCCTATGAACTATTCCAAGAAACTCCGTGAGGGGTGGGAAGCAGTTCCTATGGAAGAGGCTCCTGAGATGGAACACCTTGTTTTAGACCCTAACCCTCGCTTTAAAGGACAAATCGAGGTTGGTGGGTTGCTTCTCTGTCGGATGCCCGAAAAGATGGCACAGCAACGCAATGAATATTACCAACGTCAGTCGAGAGACGCGATGGAATCCGTTGACAGTCAGCTTATGAGGGAATCCCACCCAACGATGCCGATTAATCGACCTGAAAGGTCTAGTCGTGTTTCGTTTGGTAAAGGTTCCTAACATGCGGTTAGGGGCTTAATTTTACCCTTTGATTTAGGAGAGACGTATGTCTGCTACTTCAGCCCCGCGTGGTTTGAAGCCGATTGGTCTCCTTGGGGGAATGCCGTTTGCTGGCTCGACTCGTGAGTTTCTTATCAAGTCAGGTTACGCAACGGCTATCTTCAACGGAGATGTGGTCGGTCTCGCTGATACCGCGAACTCCACAGACGATGGATATCTCGTCCGTGAAGCAGTTGCAAGTGAGGTTAATCCTATTGGCGTGTTTTTGGGATGTTCTTACACAGACCCATCAACAGGTCAGTTAACCTTTAAGCAATACTATCCCGGAGCAATTGCTGCTTCGGATATCAAGGCGGTTGTTACCGCTAATCCAATGACTCTTTATGAAGTCCAAGCTGACGCCCAGATTGCTCAAACGCAATTAGGCATGACTGCTGACCTCGTCCAGACTCAGGCTGGAAGTACCGCTACTGGTAATTCTGGCATCCAGCTTGATGCATCTACTGCATCTGTAGGTGGAGAGTGTTGGAAGATTGTTGATTTCGTAGAACGTGTCGGCTCAGAGATTAATGACGCAAAGACTGATGTCATCGTAATGATGAATCAGACTGAGCATGCATTTCTCGCTGACGTAATTACTTAGGGGAGTTGTAAAATGGCTATCGCAAGAGCGCAGCTAATGAAAGAACTCCTTCCGGGTTTGAACGCACTGTTCGGAATGGAGTATGCTCGTTATCCAGAAGAGTGGAGGTCTTGCTTCGATGTTGAGAACTCAGACCGCTCTTTTGAGGAAGAGACAAAACTGAGTGGCTTTGGTGCTGCTCCAACAAAGGACGAAGGTGCAGCCATCTCTTATGATGACGCACAAGAAGCCTACACAAGTCGGTACACACACGAAACTATTGCCCTTGGCTTTTCGCTCACGCAAGAAGCTCAAGAGGACAACTTGTATGACTCGCTTTCGGCTCGTTATACAAAGGCATTAGCCCGTGCGTTCCAACACACCAAGGAAGTAAAAGGCGCAGACCTATTCAACTCTGGCTTCACAGGCCAAGTTGGTGGTGACGGTGTTTCTTTGTTCAACGCTTCACACCCCCTAATCAACGGAGCCGTCAACGGCAACCGTCCGGGAAGTGCTGTTGATTTGAATGAGACTTCACTGGAAGCGGCTATCATTGCCATTGGCAAATGGACAGACGAGCGTGGCCTCAAAATCGCTGCCCGTCCAACCAAGCTGGTCATTCCTTCTGACCTTCAGTTTGTTGCAGAGCGTCTGATGAAATCAGAACTAAGCAACACTGTAACGATTCAGGGTGCGACTGGTGTCACCAACGTCAATGACATCAATGCTGTCCGTTCAATGTCAGCAGTTCCGGGTGGTTACATGGTTAACCACTACCTGACTGACACTGATGCATGGTTCCTTGGAACAGACATCCCGAATGGCTTCAAGCACTTCGTCCGTGTCCCAATGAAGACAGACATGGAAGGTGACTTTGAAACTGGAAATGTTCGCTACAAAGGTCGCGAGCGTTACAGCTTCGGTTATTCTGACCCACTAGCCTACTACGGCTCGCCGGGTGCTTAACACTCTGGGGGGCGGGGTTTATTCCTCGCCCCTCTTTTTTGCTATTCGGAGGAATTAATGTCAGATATTACAGCAACCACCGTCACAGCGGATGGTGTCGCAGTAGCCCACCCTGCCCGTGTCAAATCTATTTATTACATCCGTGGTTCTAGTGCTGGCTCTATCGTTCTTAAGGATGGTGGTTCTGGTGGAACTACACTTCTAACGCTAACCACACCCGGTGCTGGTTCTGGCGTTGACGCTGCAAACACAATGTCAATCCCTAGTGACGGATTGCGTTTCTCGACCAATGTATATGTCGATGTGACCAACGTTACTTCAGTCACATTCTTTCATGCATAAGCATGGCTAGTCCTAAACCAAAAAACAAAGCCTTGTACTCAAAGGTGAAGGCTGAAGCGAAGAAGAAGTTCGCCAAATGGCCCAGCGCATATGGGTCGGCATGGCTTGTTAAAACCTATAAAAGTCGAGGCGGTAAATATTCCTGATGGCTAAGAAGACTGGATTAAAGAAATGGTTCAGTGAAGATTGGCGCGATGTAAAGACAGGAAAGAAATGCGGGCGCTCTGGTTCAGAGAAAAAGAAACGCCCTTACCCAGCCTGTAGGCCAGCAAAGGTAGCCAGCAGAATATCAAAGAAGGAAGCAGCAAAGAAGACTGGTCCTGCCAAGGTTAAGTGGTCTGTCACAGCGTCAGGTAAGCGAAGAAAGAAAAAGTAATGGCTGCCCGTAAAAAAGATAACCCCATTAGAAAGACAACTAAGGGAAAGAGTGCCAACTACAATAAGACCAAGTCTGGTGCTGGGATGACAGCAAAGGGTGTTGCAGCTTACAGAAGAGCAAACCCCGGAAGTAAACTAAAGACAGCAGTTACAGGCAGTCCAGCGAAGGGCAGCAAGGACGCTAAAAGAAGAAAGTCCTTTTGCGCTCGTAGTGCTGGGCAAATGAAAAAGTTTCCGAAAGCAGCGAAAGACCCTAACTCAAGGCTTCGTCAAGCTCGTAAAAGGTGGAAGTGCTAATGGCAGAGTCAGTTGAAGTTTGTTTAGCAAGATTAGAAGAGCGTATCAAAACCTTGTCCTCTGAGGTTCGCCATGTTCACGAAGAGGTTTCAGATTTAAAGGCGCAAGCCAACAGGTGGCGTGGTGCTTTCTGGTTAATGGTTTTTATAGGTGGGGTGGTGGGAAGCCTCTCTCACTTTTTTGTTGGGTTAATAAAATGACAATAACGAGGGCTAACATGACTAAACAGATGCAAAACATGCCTAAGAAGAAAATGGTTAAAGCATATTCTTATGGCGGCAAGGTCAAGAAGATGAAGCATGGCGGCGGTACATGTCGAGGTATGGGTGCAGCTACAAAGGGTGGAAAATACTCAAGGGCTTAAGTTTTAAAGGGGTGGAAATAAATGGAGCCAGTATCTACAGCCTTGGCTGGTATTGCACTCGTTAAGGCGAGTGTGAACTTTATCAAGGATAATATAAACACAGCAAAAGATATTGGCGATATTGCAGGGCAGATTGATGGCCTTTTTAGAGGTCAGAAAGAAGTAAACGATGCTCGCAATAGAAAGTCTGGCGTAGGAACTCTTGACCAGTTCGGAGTAGAGAGTGTTGCAAAAGAAACAATAGACGCAAAGCTCGCGGCAGAATCGCTCCAGACTGTTGCCACTATGATAGACCTCAGGTTTGGTCCGGGGGTATGGAAGGGCATACTGGCAGAGAGGCAGCGCAGGATACAGGAAGCCAAGGAAGCTGCTTTAAAGGCTAGGCGAGAAGCCTTGCAAGCGCACAATGAAATGATGGACATGGTAAGACTGGGGCTAACAATTTTCTTTGTTGCTGCTGTGGCACTAGGTGCTTTCATCTTAGTCGTTCTTTCAGCAAGAGCGTAACAGGGATTGTGCTATCGCCGCGTCCGTAAGGCGCACAAGGGTCATAGAAAGACAGTTCAGTCAGAGCAAGGTCGGCTTACAAAAATTAAACGTTTAAGAGAGCGGCGTGAAGAACAAGACGCTGCAATAGGAAGTTTGATAGAATGGCAACATCAGGAACCGCTACATTCAATCTTGATATACATGAGATAATTGAAGAAGCGTATGAACGGGCTGGTCTTGGTCGTGCGTTCTCAGGTAACGATTTTAGAACAGCTAGGCGTTCATTAAACCTGTTGTCTCAAGATTTTGCAAACCGTGGCATCAATCTATGGACCATTGACCAGCAAATATTAAATCTTACATCTGGTACAGCAACATACACTCTTCCTTCGGATACAGTTAGCATACTTGACCATGTCGTCAGAGAGGGAACTGGTACGTCTCAGTCTGACTTAGCCATATCCAGAATGAGCCTTGGAGAGTTTGCAGGAATAACAAGCAAGAACACAACAGGCCGTCCTGTTAAAATTTATGTTGAGCGGTTAGTAGCTGCCCCAGTAATTACTCTTTGGCCCATTCCAAACAACAGCAACTATAAACTAGTCTACTATAGAATTAGACGGGTTGAGGACTCTGTTAACGGTTCGGTCACACAGTTCGATGCACCGACAAGATTTCTCCCTTCTATTGTTTCAGGTCTTGCATATCAGCTTGCTCTTAAAAACCCAGAGTCGATGGAGCGAATACCTTTGTTGAAAGGCATATATGAGGAAGACTTTTCTCTTGCCGCAACAGAGGACCGCGACCGCACAGACTTTAGAATTATTCCGGCGATTGGCTGATGGCTAGGTATGCTTCAGGCAAAAAATCTGTCGCAATCTGTGACCGTTGCGGATTGAAATACCCATACGAGGCACTCAAGGAAGAGGTAACAAACAAGAGACGAAATGGTCTTCGCGTTTGTCCAAGTTGTTTTGACAAGGACCATCCACAGCTTCAATTGGGTAGAGCAAGGGTTTCGGACCCTCAAGCCTTAAGACATCCAAGGCCAGAGGAAAAAGACTCGCCAACCAACAACACGGCTTTCACTAACCTGTATCCTCACACAGCAGGAAGGTAACAATGAATTATACAGACCTAGTCCAGAACCTAAAGGACTTTATGGAAGATGATGGCACGGAGTTCTCTGCTGCCGTTCCAACCTTTATTGAGTTAACAGAACTGCGTCTTAGTCGTGACCTTAAGATACCAGCGTTTAGAAGAAGACAACTGTCTACGCTAACTGCAAACGACCCCTTCCTAACAATGCCAAGCGACATGGTAACTCTTGAGAATCTTCAGATTGTGCCGAACTACACATCTGGACACACAGGCCAGCATCAGCCTCTGCTGTTAAGGTCTGACGAGTATATGATGGAGTTTTGGCCTGACAGAACCTTAACAGGCAGTCCAGAATACTATGCTTATTTTGATGACGCTACAATTTATGTAGCCCCTACTCCTTCAACTAGTATGCCTGTCGAGATTAGTTACCGCCGCAGACTGCCAGCCCTGTCATCAACTAATCTTACCAACTGGCTTACGGACAACGCAATGGATTGCTTGTTGTTCGGTGGGCTTCTTGAAGCGTCATCATTCAACCGAAATGCTGGGATGCTTGAGAGGTACACGCAGTTGTATCAGGCAGCGGTTCAAAAGGTAACCGAAGAGCAACAGGCTAGAAACTCAATAGATAATTTTTACATGAGAAACGAGGGTTAAATCATGGCAGACAATGCAACCACATACCTAGAACATAAGATTCTAGATTTTTTATTCAAAAACAATTCAAGTTCCTTCACTACGCTTGGAAACAATATATACGTTGGCCTAGCAACAGCCGTGTCTAACCTTGAGGCGGGGACTTTAACTGAGGTCAACACTTCCAGCCAAGATGCAAACTATGCAAGGCAGCAAGTTGCAGCTAGTGCTTGGACCCACACAGCAAGCAGTTCAGACCAGCAAAAGGTTAGCAACACTGCAAACATAGAGTACCCAGCGTCAAGCGGTGCAGCAACCTACACAGTGACACATGCGTTTATTGCAGACCATGCCACTGCTGGAAACATTCTATTTATTGGAGCCTTGGACAACAGCAAGCAGATAGCTTCAGGTGATATCTTCCGCATCAACGCAACCAATCTGTCTATTGAGTTAAAGTAATATGGCTTTGGTTCTTGCTGACAGAGTCAAGGAAACAACAACCACGACAGGTACTGGAACATATACCCTCGCTGGTGCTGTTACTGGTTTTGAAACTTTTGGCTCTGTGGGTAATGGCAACACAACATATTACACTTGCACTGACGGCACTGACTTTGAAACAGGCATTGGCACTTACACTTCATCAGGCACGACACTAGCTAGGACAACCATACTTCAGTCTAGTAACAGCGACAATGCTGTAAGCTGGAGTTCTGGTACTAGAACAATCTTCTGCACATTGCCAGCACAGAAGATGGTGTTCCTTGATGCAAGTGGAACCGTTCAAGGCTTCACAGAACAAGACCCAAATGCGCTGGCATTTGCGATAGCTTTAGGATAGGGAAATGGCAAACGCATTCAAAACATTTTCGGCGCAAAATATTGACACCTCTTCAACGGGCAAAACGACCTTGTACACTTGTCCAAGTTCTACAGAGACAACAATCATTGGTTTGAACATTGCTAACATATTGTCGGTTTCGATAACTGTTACGGTTGAGCTTCACGATGGCGGTGTGTCAGGTACAACTAATTTAAGACACATTGTGAAAGACGCAATTGTGCCTGTGGGTTCATCACTTGTTGTGGTTGGCGGCGACCAGAAAATAGTGATGAACGCTACAGATGTCTTGATAGTATATGCGTCACAAGACAATTCCTGTGATGCAGTTTTGAGTGTGCTGGAGATTACATAATGGCACTTAGCACTATTGGCACTAACCAGATTGCAAGCGAAGCAGTCACTGTACCGAAGGTGACTGACCAAGTTTTGTCTAACAGGAACATTTTAATTAATGGTTCAGCAAGAGTTCATCAACGCGGCAATCAAGCAACTACAAACGGTGGTTCCGTATATTTTGTAGACCGTTTTAATGTTTTTCATAATTCTGCCGCAGCCGTAGCTAACTTACAACAATCCACAGACACGCCATCTGGACAGGGTTTTGGAAACAGTATGTTGATTGATGTTACAACGGCAGACACTTCAATTGCTGCGGGTGAAATAGCAGTATTGCGTCAAATATTAGAAGGGCAAAACCTTCAACAGCTTAAATATGGAACATCAAGCGCAGAGTCTCTTACA